TCACCCGTTCGCCGGATCGTTCGAATTTCCGCCACGAATGTAATCAGTCATTCGATCGAGCAGGGCACCGTACTGCCGTGCAGCCAGCGCCCTGTCACCATGGGCGCCAAATATCGCGAGTTTCCAAGTCGACGCGAGCAGAGTTGCGATAAGCTCGCTGGTGATCATGGCGAGGTCGATATTCTCTCCGCGATCTCGTGCGGCGGCCATGAGCTCGGCAATGCTAGCAGCTATCTCCTCGCTCGCGCGGTCCAATGCTTCGGCTGCGGCCAGATCGGCGTCGGTCATAGCTTCGGCCTGCTAAATCGGCGCGCGGTTTCGTTTGCCGCCGCATCGATCAGGCGCGGGGCCGTTGCACGGGTCACTTCGACCGCGACGTTGGTGCTGCGCTGGTCAATTCTTGCGTCGAGGTCGCCGGAAAGCTCGAGGCGCACGGTTGCGATGCCGCTCGCCGCTGCTCCGCCACCCGCCATGGGCATGTTCGCCGCTGCAATCGCGTGGTTGGGAATGACGGTGCCCGATGCTCCCGGCACCATGAGTTCGGGGCCACGCTCGCCTACGAGATAGGCCTTGCCCGCGCTGACCGGGCCACCGGTTGCCCGGGCCCCGCCGAAGAAGGAACCAATGCCCGAAAGCAGCGAGCCGAAGAAATCTCCGCCACCGCCCCGTGCGTTCGCCAGGCTGTCTGCCAATGGTTTGAAGAGTACCTCTTGGAGCAGGATGTCGAGCAAGCCGGTGATCAAAGGATCATCGGTGCCGATCGCATCGGCAATAGCGTCGCGCATCCCCCGCCGGACCGTCTCGATCTCGTCGACGATCAGCTGCTCGGCGCGGTCTTCAAGGCTCTTTTCGTTCAGATCGCGCGCATATCGCTGAAGCGGGCTTTCGTTTGCTTGCTGCACGCTTTTTTTGTCGTTTGCGTATGCCTTCGCAGAAAGTTCGATGCGGCGCCGGACGGAATCGATTTCATCTTGCTTCGCACCATTCAATTCTAAGGTCTTGAGAAGGCCGTGCAATTCTGCCTGCTCTTGCTTATGCTGCAAGTCGAGTATGGCTTGCTCGAGCCGCGCGCGTCCTTCCCGGTCAGACGTAAGAGCGAGCTGCGAGGACAGATGGTTTTGCTCAGCCTGGCTGATATCAGAAAGCAGACGAGATTGACGTTCAACTTCTGCTACCTTCGCGGACTGAGTAGCCTCTTGCCGACGAAGGGCAGCAACCTGCGCTTGCTGAGTGATCAGCTTATCGCGCTCCACGGCCGTCAACTCTTCGTCAAGCGACACCTGTCGAGCAAAGCTGGCAGTTTCGGCGTCGATACGAGCAAGCTCAGCCGCTAGTTGATCGCCAATCGAACCACTAAGCTCGGCTCGTGCACGGAGCTCGTCAGCATGCAGTTGATCAAGCTCGCTCAGATAGGCTGCACGCGCACGCGCTTCCTGCCTCGCTCCACCTGCCCCGCTTGCGCTAGAGGTGGACGCTGACCCGCTAGTGCCGCCAGCTGACGGTACCGCCGATACGGGCCTCGGAACTGGCGGCGAGGGAAGTGCTGCCACGCCGCCCACTTCATACCCGCGAATCTGACGGCGGAGATCGCCTTCAATTCGTTTGAGGTCGGCGAGCCGAGCGTCTTCCGCTTCACGAAATGTTCGATCACCTGACGTAGCCAGCGCATCTCCGGTCCGGGTTTGCGAGCGGATCGACCTACGCCGACTGTTACGAGCGTTCGTTATCTTCTGTTGCTCGCCAAGGATTTCCTGGAGCCGCATCTGTTTCAGCTGTTTCGCGGTCTGCACGGCTTGAGCGCCGAGTTCCGCGGCTTTCTGACGCGCTCCTTCCATTCCCCCGGTAAGATCCACCATGTCGGACCGGGCGGTTTGCGCGGACGCCCCAAGGTTGTCGGTCTCGATTCCGGCCGCCCTGAGGCGTGCCTCCATCGCATCCGCCTCTTCCGCGGTCCTATCTGCTTCGGTTTTCAAAGCAGCAACCTCAGCGCTGGCCCTGCGCGATTCCAATGCCATATAGCCCAAAGCGCCCACGACTGCCGTGATTGCGATGAAGGGTAGTGCGCGCCCGAGGCCTGCCATCGCAAAGCTTAGCGCTTCCGTGGTGGTGGCTGCGCCAGCCATTGCTGCCTGCAGCGCGAACATCGCATTCGTGCCGGCGATCGCGGATCCGACCATCTGCACGCCCATCGAAGTGGCAATAACGGCGAGCGCGGGTATCAGAATATCAAGATTATCCGCGAGGGTTTGCATCGCGGCGCCGAGGGCGAGCGACACTCCATTCGCTTGGTCTGCTTCACCAAAATACTTTGTCAGCGCGCTCGATACGTTCGTGAAGCCTGCTTCCAAGGTGAGGGCGGTGCTATCAGCCTGTTCGCGAAGCCGCTCCATTGCGCCGGTGATGCCCTCGAACAGTTCGATATTCGAGACGCCGGGCCCCTGCGCGTCCTTGAGCCTTCGGATAAGCCCGTCGAGGCTGCCTCCAGTCCCGTCGATCTCTTTTGCGGCTTCGACGAGCAACGGGCGCATCGTGTCCACGATGCTGTTGAATTCTTCGGCTTGCACCCGGGGAGAGCCAAGCGCCTGGCCAAGCTGCAGCAGAGACCCGCTAGCTTCCTGTGTCGATGTACCTGTGATCCTCAGCGAGGCCGATACCGCTTCCGTGAATTTGAGCAGATCTTCCTGCGACGCGCCAAGCGTATCGGCGGACTGCGCAGCCCGCCCATAAAGCGTGCCGATGGCTTCCAAGGCGACCCCGTTGCGATTGGCGAGAGTAAATAGGCGTTCCTGCACACCCGCCAGTGTCTCGCCTTCGAGACCGGCGACCTTCAAGGCATTCTGAAAACGCGTGTAGCTGTCGAGTAGCCCAGAGATTTCGCGCGCGCCGAGCGCAGTAGCCAGCGTCGCACCCAGGCCGCGCATCGTCGACGAGATACGATCAGCATTCGCACGGAACCGCGCTTCCATCCGATCGAGGTCGCTTCCGACTACATTGGTCGTGCCGCGAACGTCCGACCGAAACTTCGTGGTGCGAGCATGAAACTCGAAGACGACAGGGCTGACTTCGGCCATCAGCTCGCCTCCGCCCCCCGAAGCTTGGACCGGCCGTACATCGCTACCGCCGTGATCTGCCAAGCAAGCGCCGCTGTCTCCTCAATTGGTCTTTCGGGATAGGTATATAGATCCACGAGTTCCCTTGCCCTCTGAGGTCCGACTTCATTCGCTTCACCGTCGACCTCGCACTTCGCACCACCGATCAACGAAAGCCGAATCAGATCGCGGCAAAGGGCAATATCGACCTCTGGCCCGTTCGCCAGAACCACCTCGCGATCCTTCGTGAAGCCGATCGCGGAATGAAGGCGGAAATGAGCGGACATCAAAGAGCCGTGCTTCCGCTCGAATTCGTTCACCTCGGGCATCGTCATCCAAAAGCGGTAACGACCGTCTGCGAAATCGAGCACTTCGTCGGTCTCGTAAGTTGCTTCAATCACCTCGATATCTCCTGATAATCACGTTGATCTTCTGGTTGAGGATGGCCTCAGCCTTTCCCTTCACCTTGTCGCGCGCCGGGCGAATGAACGGCCTGGCGGGGTGGGTGCTCGATCCGAACTCGTGCACCGCGGAGTAGGATGCGTTCGAGGTTACGCGCGCCGTGAATGGGCCATCTTGAGTAACCTCGATATTGCTCTTGAGATGTCCGCTATCGTTATGTGGCGGTTCGCCGGGCTTGCTCGCGACGTGGTTCTTCCCCGACATGCTTCCGGCTGTGATCAACCTGCTGGCCTCGGCGGCAACTGCATCGGCTCCCTCATAGAGCGCTTCACCGACAGCACGTTGAAACGCTGGATCGGAAAACATCCGCATGCGGTTGAGGAAGGATTGGCGGGGTGATTTTGCCATGTCAGCCTCAGGGCTCTGCCATGACTTCGACCAAGCTTGGCCGCGCTTTCTTGCCGCTCAGTTCGGATAACGCCCATACCAGCGCATCCGCCCTATCCGGCGATCCTTCGCCGACGTAACCACCCGGGGTCATCGCGCAGAGCTGATCCTCCAGCGCCTTGAACTCGCCAACGTGGCTGACCTTCTCCTGCTCGTATAGCGCGGCGATTGGTTCGGCGCGGGCGATCTTGCCGCGCGAGGCCGTAACCATCCGGACGGGCAGTTCTGCCGCGCCAGCAGCAGTGCGCAGCACGCTTTCCACCATAGCGCCGCCAAAGTTCTTTTCGGCCACAACGCGGTCTGCTTCCCATTTGTCGTAGGTCTGCTTCACCCGCCGGGCCCACCCATCTGGGCTCAGATTGCAACTGGCATCCTCGAGCACATAATAGCGCCCATCCATTCCGATGCCTGCAGCGACAATTCCGATATCATCGCCAGCGCCACCGCCCTTCGTGCCACTGGGATCGACCGAAACCACGATGCGCTTGAGGTCCGGCACAGCGCGCACGCGCTGTTGATCGATCTCTACGGCGTTCCACAGCGCACCTTCGATATCCTCAAGCAATTCGGCATACAGCTCCTGACGCCCGAGCCGTGTTCCCTCGTACCGATCGCGCAATCTTGCCAATGTGCCGGCGGGCAAATTTCCCTTATTGTCGAAGGTCGAGCCCCGAGTGATCATCGAGCCTTCGGTCTTCAAAATCCCACGGATTAATGGTGTCGGCTTTGGCGTGGTGGTCAGTACGGCCTGCGGGTTTGCGCCCAGGCGAAGACCGAACAGCAACTGATCCCACGTTTCGGGCTCGGGCCATGCCGCGACTTCATCTCCCCAAGCCCGATGATGCTGAGGGCCGCGGAGCGTTTCCGGTTCCGTGGCGCTGTAGGTCTTGAAGATCGTGCCGTTCCAAAGCACGAGTTCGCCCATCGAACGGTTCCACGTTTTGACGCAGACTTTCGGCAGGACCGAAAGCAAGCCGCTTTCACCTTCAACGCAGACATCTCGGGCGGCGCCAATGGTTGGCGCCACGATTGCAATACGGGTTTCGGCATTAGCGCAGCCGAACCAGGCAACGTCCTCAGCCCCGGTCCTCGTCTTCCCCCAGCCTCTTCCCGCCAGAGCCATCCAGATCGGCCAGTCCGTCCCCGGCGGCGTCACCTGATCCGGCCGGGCTTGGGAGAGCCACTTGCTGCGTGCTGTGACTGCCGCCTGCAATTGCGGCGGCAGCGCGGTCAAGTGCTCCTCGGACGGCGGCGAGAGCGTCGTCTCCGGCGACATTCAGCGTGACCCCCACGCTAGGCTTGTTCGCGTAGGCCATGCTGCGATGCCCAAGGTGCCACTTGGCGGCCTCGAGCATGGTTTTTCCCTTGTGCGGATCCTCGCAGGCCAAGACGGCCTCATAAATACGCTCGCCTTCCGTGAGAAAACCGAGCTCCCAGGCATCCCGGATTCGCTGCGCGATCTCGTCGTCGCCCTTGCTCCACCGCCAGACGGTGTTACGGCTCGGCATACCGTCTTGAGCGCAGACCGAACGGAGCGAAGCGCCTGCTTCCAACTGTTCGCAGATCCGATCGATCGTCTCGGGCGGGTAGGGTCGATTGGGCATGACGTGCTCTCGAATTGAATGGCGGGGGCAACTCTCACATAGCCCCCGCCGCGCTGCCGGCGTGAACGGCAGGCGAAGGCCGGTCTCATAACCCGGCGAAGCGAAATGCGGGGCAGGCGACCGAAAGGAAGCGCAGCCCACCCCGCACCCTCAGCGACCGGATGAACGACGGTCGCGGAAATCATTCTGCTGCCTCGGGCTGCAGAAGTTCAACATTGAGGTGTTCGACCTTGCGTAGCTCGTCAGCCACCGTGTGCGGAAGTTCGCCTTGCCAAGGGGATCCGTGATAGATCCCGGTCGGGAACTTATGCGTTTTAGCCAGCCGCGGGATGGTCCGAACGGGTTCCAATGCAACGAGTCCGGTCGACACGCGATATATACCGTGAAGCCGAGCATGCTCCTTGGCAGCAATTCGCTGGAGCTCTGCTTGGCGCTCTTCGTTGTCGCGCGCTTTCTGCAAAGCTCCGGCATAGTCGAATTGCAAAGCTGCCGGTTGGGGCTCCGGCCACGCCCGACCTAGTCTATCGACGCTCGGGATCTTCATTGCCGTGAAGCGCAGCGCGGAAGGATCGTTCGGCATGATATTGCGCGCTTCGCATTCCGCGTCGCGTTCATGGACACCGGCGGCCCGCATGCGCTCCGCGTTGCGCTTGGTTTTCGCAAGCAGCCCTACCAGGCGCTCGACGATCTGCGGTAGTTCGTCACGAAGCAGGCCAGCAATCTCGTTTCGCTCGATCAGGGCCGCCCTGCGCTCGGCTTCGTCCGCCTTTTGGGCTTCCGAATTACGCAGATCGTCCAGCTTCCCGCGAAGCTCTGCAATCGCGATATCGAGGCCTTTAGCCGTGCGGCCGTAGCGCTCCGCCTTGGCTGCCGCTTCATCGCGATCCTCGTCGCTCAGCGCGAAGTCAACGCTCTCGCTACTCGCGGCGACTGATGCCTGGGAAAGCCGATCTCGTTCAAGCTCAGCTTCCGGAATAAGCTTCTCGAGGTCGGCAATGCGCGCAGTCTTGCTGTTCCGCGCGCTGGTAATGCGTTCGGCAAGTGACTTGGCCATGATCAGTCTCCCCTTAGCGCCAGCGGGCAGCGCGAATGGAGGCCACGGCCTCGGCTGATTTTGCAGCGTCCTTGCGCCAGTCGTTCGGGGTGGTCTTCGAGCGTTCGTAGGCAGCGTCATTCGCTGCTGCGGCTCCTGCCAAGTTCGAGACATACTGCTGCCGCGCAGCATCCCGAACGGCCTGTGCATCGGATCTTTGCGCAGGCATCGTCATCCGAGCATCGGCCAGCGCATTCGAAAGACAGCGGGCTTTCGCCGTGGAGCCTTCGGGAACGCCGGTTAAGCGATCGATGTAGGCATCCCGTGGAGAACTGTAGGTAGCGTCGCTAGCTGCGCTATCGCCAATGCGGCACTCATTCCCGGCGCGACCTGCGGCGACGATCGCGAGGTGATTCCCGCGGATGCCCACCTGTTTAGCCTGGTAGCTCGTTCCATCCGGCGCCACCCCGTCGCCCCACACCAGTTCGCACTGATATCCTGCGGAGAGCTGACGAGCTGTCCCGCTCTCGTATGCCGTAACTGCCGAAGCATCAGCAAGGATAAGGGGGATTTCGACAAACCCGCCATCGCGGGCCACGCGACCTTCTGTGTAGCCGACGCTCACCTTGCTCCAATTGCTGGCGCTCACAGGTTCGTCAGGGTGGTCGAGGGTGATTGCCTTGTGCGCGAAGCTGGCCATCGCGTCTTCCGAGAACACTTCATCCTCAGGACGATAGACCGTTACCTTGGAAAGGTCGGGGCGCCCCAATTCGGCGCCGGCATATTCGTAGCAACCTGAGCGAGCGAACTTCGCGACGGCGGCGATCCGGCCATCACCCAGACGGCGAACCTTTTCGATCGGCGCGCGGTCGTGAAATATGTGCGACATTCTCAATCTCCGTGGCCCGTGCAAACGGCAGGGGCGGCGCGGCCGGCAGGCGTGCCGGTTGCTTGGAGATTGGCAAATTCAGGGAAGGCGATTACCTCCGCCTAGAATGAGCAGGAGGCCTTATGACTGAGCGAGTACTTTGGAACTTTTATCAGGCTGAACAGGTGAAGGATGGCGGCTATGTCATCGTGCAACGTCGGTGCGTAGACAATCCTCGTGCTGGCGCCCTCGTTAGCCACCATGGCACCACAACACTGCACGCTTACCGCAACGGCAAGCTCGAAGCTCAAGAGGAAGCCAAGCGGCGAAATGTGGAACTAGGTAGCGAACACGTGCCATACCCCTTCGACCGATCGGAGGATTAGGAGTGGCCTCTGCTCTTGTGAGTATCTCAACCCCTATGCAGCGCGTCGAGCTTCTCGGCAGTCCAACCGCCTACGTGGGTCACCCGGTTAGGCATATTGTTGCCGTTCTGGCGTAGCCACTCACGGCGCGCGCGGCATAGCTCCTCGCCCCCACTCTCATCGATCCAACGGCACATGACGCGCCAGTTCGTCGAATAGTACCACTGGGCTTCCCAGCCCATCTCAAGGTAGCGCTCGCGAAAATCCTCGGGGCAGGGACGTTTGGCGTTGGGCTTTATGAAGCCCTCGTAGAAGGTGCGATCTTTGCGCCGATTACCTCTTCCGCCTGGCATGGGCGAACGATGGCGAGCGCAAAGGGGAGGTATTACCGCCGCTAGGCCGTTGACTCTCTGCGCCCCCATCTAGCAAGTAGCGGACGACATGGGGGAAATCATGGAAAAGCTAGCTGCAGTCGTTTGCCTCACACTGGTGGTCGCCGGATGTACGAGCGCTGTCGAAGAGGATGTACGCGAACAACTGATCGACCCCAACTCAGCCGAGTTCAAGGACGTGCGGACGTGTGACGGCGACGATACGATCAGCGTCGGGCAAGTGAACGGCAAGAACCGAATGGGAGCGTACACCGGTTTCGAGCCCTTCTTTCACCAGTACGGCATCGTCTATTTCGCTAGCGATCCCCGCTTCTCCGAGAAAATGGATCAGTGCTACTCCGATCTCGGAGACATCGAAGCCGATGCGATGGAGGCCGTACCGGGTGGCGAGAAGCCAAAGACCGGAGCCTGGCGGACGAATACCGATCGCGACCCGATCGACGACACCGCAGTCATCACAGCCACGCTTGATGCTGATACAGGCCGGGCGCGTTTCGGGGATCCTGTGACCCTCGTCGCACGGTGCGGGTCAAACAAAACCGAGCTCTACGCAATCTGGAATACGTACGTCGGAGACGACAGTCAGAGCGTCTACAACGAATACAAGAACGTGGAAGTGCGGGTAGGAGACGCCGCGGCTCGAACCGAACGATGGGGGGTGTCGACCGATAAGCAGGCGACCTTTGCAGGCGGTGCGGTGCCATTGCTGCGAGAGATGAGCGGTGCCGAACAGTTGGTCCTTCGCATGACACCTTATGGCGAAAACCCCATAACAGCGATCTTCAAGCTTGAGGGTTTCCGGGATGCCATCGAGCCGATCGCTAAGGAATGCAACTGGGAGTTATAGAGGTGGGCATTGCCAAAGCTTCTGCCATCGGTCTCGTTCGCGCTCCTTCTCCTGATTGGTAGCTGCGAGGGTATTCAGGAACTCAATGGCCCGCGCAAGTGTCGGGACGGCTGGCATTCGCCGTCCATAGGCCGTCAGGGTGCCTGTTCTCATCATGGAGGCGTCGCTGCGGGCGCATGGAGTTTTCTAATCATCCCGGCATTCGGCTTGGCGGTTGGCGGCGGTGTATGGGCTTATCGTCGCCTTGATCGCTTCGAGCGCTCTAGGCAGCGCCCGCAGCTTGAACGAAGGGACGCGCCCCCGATCCCATTGTGTCAGCTATGTGGAACCGCGATGGTCTCTAAAACCACTCGGCGCGGAAAGTATAAGGGCAGGGAGTACCTTGAGTGTTTTCGGCATCCGCAGTGCAATGGCCGGCGATGGAAATGACGATTAAGATCGGCGGATACCCCATCCGCCTGTTTGCCCCGAATAAGCGCCTGATTACAGCGGGGTTGCGGACAGGGTAGGGGGCTTCCCCACGATGCTCCCCACGTTCAGCCTCAAATGGTGCGGAAAAACGCGGCGACCGAAACCAGTAGCGCTAACCCCGCGATGATCAGCGACCACTTGCCAGGGCCTCGCCAACTCTCGCGCGATCGCATCTCGCTAGCCGCCAGTTGCCCGAGCTTGTCGTGCGGATTGCGGGCCAACAGTTCGGCAAGTTCATCGTCGTGCATCTGGCGAACTTGGTTCCGGCCGGGATCGAGGAACTCGCTGGCAGCGTCGTCAAAATCCTTCTGCTGACGGCCATCGCCGAGAGCATCCAGCCAGCTCTCAGTTTGGGCGTCCGTGATCTTCTCGAGCAGTCCGCGCTTTCTCATCTCTGCATGATAGCCCGGTCATCGCCCGCGGCAATCGCCTCGCGCGCGTAGTGGTAACATTTCGAGGAGGGGCGGGGTGCCCGCAGTACCGCAAGGTCAAAGCCAACCACCTCCGATCATCGAGGCGCCTTCGGGTGTTGCTGCTACCTGCTGCTTGCGCGCGCGAGGCAGATAGAAATGCTGCCATAAAGAAGGAGGGGGTAAAAAAACTCTCTACGTCACGCGCACAAGCAGCATCTGACAGCATCTAAGCCGCCAGCGTTGCCTGTATGATGGCTCTGGCCTTTGCCCGGCGCTCTTGCTCGAGCTTGCCTCGATCTTCAAAGCGGTCGCGCACCAAGGGATTGACGAGGAACCGCGGCTTATTGCTCTTCGGTGCGGGATCGGCCCACCTGCCCCATCCGAAGGCTTCGAGCTTCTCGCACAACAGGCGGACCTCATCGGCCGAGACATGCCGCAGCGCTTGCCCCGAGCTCTGGACATCCCGGGGCTTCACCTCATCGATCTCGCTGGCCACGATCCAAGCGGCGAGTGATACCAGATCCTCATGGCCGGCAGACATGCCGAGCAACCCTGCATAGAATGCAATCGCGCTGGGACGGATGTACTCCCGCATGAAGCGTGCGACGCGGTCGGCAGTAGCGCCGCCGATCAATGCCGCTGGGATAGTTCCTTGCTCGGTTTCGACGCACTGCCAAAGGACACACAGTCGCGCGAACAGCCCGTCATGCTTGCCGAAATGTGCGGCAAGTTTGGGAGAAATGCCTTCCAAGGCACCGACCAGTTCGAGATGCTCGGCTTCCATTCCCTCTCGGATGGTCTTTGCTTGCTCGTCGAACTCCAAGGGTTGGTTCCATTCGTCGCTTGCGATCGCACCCTGCTTCGTCGGAGGCCTCATTACATCGAGCCGCTCGATCAGCCTGTCATAGCGCTCCACAGCTTCATCAGCAGGAACGTCGCGGCCGAGGGTACCAGGGCGAAGAACGACTGGGATCAGTCGCTGAATGAGCCCATCGTCGTGCGTATCGTTTGCTATCGCGCGGATGGGTTCAGGCTGAACGCCGCCCAGGAGACCGATCGAACAATTCGGGATGTAGCAGGCCCCCCGGCTTACCCGGTTGAGGCTGTACGGGCCCCCATTGAAAGCCTGCAGCCAAAAGCCGCGATCGGCCATAGCGCCCTTTCCCGGGGCATACTTGTCCATTGCGCCGAACCAACCTGAAAGCTCATCCTGCACTGAGAGAACGCCCCGAGGGGAATCCCGCAGAACTTCCTGCGCTGCCTCGATCGTCGAATCCATGATCATGCGGCGTTCTTGCGGCGGGCATTTAGCCGCCTTGCGCTCTTTAGGTGATAGAGCATCATACTCGGCACGCTTCGACATGTAGGACCGCATCAATCCAGCATCGATGCTCCGAAGTGGTCTCACAGCGGCGTTGAGTATAGGGCTCTTCTTCATGCTGGGGGCGCCGATCAGCCCCACCCATAGACGGGCGCTCTCGGTCCAGTTGTCGTGGCGCTTCACCTTGACCTTGATCTCATCGGATATCGCTGATGAGCAGACGGCAAGCGCTGCCATCGCTAGCCCTGCAGCATCAACACCCATGACCTCACCGTGCCGCCGCGCGAACGTTTCGATCACGTCGGGCAAGAGGCCCCGGGGAAGCTCGGGCGCTGCGTAGTGGCGCCACAGGTCGACCGGCTCGGGCCAATCGTAGCCTTCTACTGTGGGCTTGTCCCGGAACTCGCCGGTCGCAGGATCATACCGCGTCGCCTGCTCAGCACCGTGGGCGAAGGCTGCGTTCCGACGCGCAGGAGCGCTGCGTGGATTCCGAGCGCCATCAGCCATGGATCTATCGACCTTCGCGGTGACGTTTTCGGCAGTCCATGGATGGCGCGGATCGTGCGAAGGCATGCAGAGCCCGGCAGCGATAAGCTGGGACCGCGCCGTCTGGTACGAGAGTGCGCGTCCCGCTACCAGTGAACCGATCTTGAGGGCGGCCTCGTTCAACGCCGCTTCCTGCGCCCCCTCGGGAGCACTGCGGATTGCCTCACATTCGGCCTGGAGCGCCGCCAGTCCGTAGGATGTATCGCGGCCATCTTCCGGCATGGGTCCGGGATCGTTCGACGCCTCGCGCTTGCGGCGCACGATCGCGAGCAGCCGATCCGGCGCATGGGTAATCGTAGCCTCGTCATGCCAGGCATAGCGCTTGCCGGACGGGTGAACGGACGGCGGCACGATCACGTAGCCGCCTTCTCCGCGCGCTTCGGCGCCTGGTAGCTCGGCGAAGGGCCACCCCCTCTTCGGGTGTCGCTGTGAATTGGTGACCGGTGCACCGAGGTCAAAACGGAAAAGCAGATGATAGCCTTTGCCAGTGTCGCATCGCCTGGTTTCGGGTATTTCGACTGAGTTCTGCCCTTCGAAAAGCGCCGGATCATCGATGTCTAGCGCCCAAAATCCAGAGCGCTTCCCTGTAGGCATGCCGATCATCGCATCTGGCCAGCGCGCCCACCAGCGACGGATTGTTTCAGGATCTGTAGAGGCGTCCTCGAACCCGTGCTCAGTGAGAGGTCTCTTGTTCGACGCATTGCAAGGAAAGACCGGCAAGTTCTTGGCAGCATATGACAATGCTGCGTCGACAAGCGCGGGAGGGAGATTTTCCGCCGCACTCATGCCGCCACCATCGGCATCAAGCGCTCTTCAACGACGATCGGGAGCCCGCGCCTTTCTTTGCAGGCTTTCAATTCCGACAGGAGAAGCGGAAGCTTCATCGGTGGATTGAAGATGATTTCGTTGGTCCATTCGTCGCCTGGATATCGAGCCCAACAAAAGACGCCATCCGCGCTATGCGGGACGACTTTTATCGAGCGGATCGGCTGCTTGGAGAAGGGAATGACGGTCATATGCCACCCCCTTCCGCCGATCCGCCTACGTAGACGCACCGTGGGTTGGCTGCGGCCATGTCGATCGCTCGAGCCATAGCTTCCCACCAGGAGGCGAAATGCTCGATCTGAACCCAGTTGCCATTGGCCGGGAGAAGTGTTGCGGCGTAGCCAACTGGCCGATCATTCTCGAGGTAGAGGCCCCATCTGGAAAGGAGATCAGGGGCGTCGAACTCCGGCGCTGTAGCGGCGGTTTTCTTTTCACGGAGATCGGTGTATGACTGTTCCAGAAGCGGCTCACCCCCTGAGATCACTTCCGAGCCCGGCGTTGCAACCGCCGGGCTTATTCGTTCATGCGGTGAGCGGTTCATTTTCCACCCCCACGAACTCGTGAAGACAACGAGCGTCGATCAAACGACGGCGACCTACAAGCTTCGAACGCAATTTCTCCGCTGCGATCGCTCGATGGATAGTGATCGGGTGGAGGCCCGTGATTTGGGCCGCCTCTTGAACAGTGTATGTAAGACGTTCCATTGTTTACTCCTGCGTATGCTGGCGTTGCAGGAGCATCTTCATAATCAGGATATTGCCAGTGGCTACAAGTCTTTGGGAGTGACTACGGCGCCTCGTCCTCGAACTTTTCTACAAAATCCAGCCAAGCGAGCGCGTCTTTTTTTCCTTTTTTCCAATGAGTTCGTGCCGTAAGCTCATTTTTAATATGAGTGTGCTCTTTCATCGCTTCGACGATCGCGTTGGCGAGGTTCGTCCGCCTCAAGCCGCCATGGCCAATCACCGAAATCGCGAATGACATGTATTGGCTGGCGCGATCGACCACCTGTTTGTGCGAAGCGATTGGTGCGAGCCCATTCCTCAAACGGGTATCTAACCAGTAATCTGACGACGGGTCGTGCAAGATCATGCGCGCCAGGGATTGACGCAACTGGGGGTGAAGTGGCCGATCACTCTGAATGAGCAACTCCGCCGTTGGAGCGAGGTCACCACGCTCTAGCGACCGCCATGCGAACCATTCTTGGGGGGTCATATGCATCTGCCCCATTTATCTCGATAATTTCGCAGAAAAGTGAAGCCGCTAGCTCTGACACGAAGCCGCAGCCCGATCGTATGATCGGGACGATCACGGCGCCGTTTCACGGACAGCCTGCTCTCTGCGGTCTTCATGTCAGCGGTCATTCCCTACTGGTGACTTTGATCAGCGTGGAACTTCGCCAATCCGGCAAGATACGAGATACTCCCGAAAACCGATGCTACTAATTCCGGGTTGTATTCGTCGAACAACGCCTTGCCGTCGAAATCTTTGCGGAAGCCTACTTCCAATAAGGTGGCAATGCCTTCGATCATGGGAAGAATTTCATGAACTGCATCGATTCCAGTTCCATTCAACCGATTACAACCATTGATCTGGAAGTCGTTGAGCGCTTTCTTGATCTCCGGGCTCATTGTGCTGCCTCCTGCGCGTCTGCGCCGCCTGCATGGTCGGCCTCACTTCTCCGTGGGTTTAAATCATGGAAGAGGTCGCCACGCAGCTTTTCCAGTTGGTCACATCGATCGCGGGCTATCTCCGCAATGCGCGCAACCGCTTCTCCGCCATCGCCTATTCCCTGCCCAAGATACATGAGGCCGGTGAGTAAGTCGCGAACCGAGGAAAGTGGATCCTCCATGTCGCAGGCATAGGCGAAAGGCCCGGTCTCGTAGGGGTTTGCGGTACCACTAGTCGTGGGTATCGTTCCGGTATCCATTATTTCGACTCCTTGTTAGTCGGTTGGTGGTAGGGGGCGGGCGAAGCTGCAACCTTCGCTCGTCCCCGTTCTTGGCCGGCCTAAGCCAGCAAAGCTCGTTTCTGCCTCTGCATCTCGCGCAGACGTTGGCGGTGAAGGCCATCCAGGGTTTCTCTGACCTCGATTCGACCTTCGAGAAAGTCATTCCACTGCGTCATCAGTTCGAGGCGCTGCTCGAGAAACTTGGTCCGTCGATAAGCCGCTTTGACTGCGTCCTCCTGTTTGTGGGCCATCGCGGCATCAATGACGCTGTCGTGAAAGTCAGTGTATTCAGCGGCCCAGTCCTCGAACGTTGATCGCCAACCGTGCAGGGTGATCCCATCCATCAACTTTTTGCTGACGTTCGTGACGCTGGTGTCGCTGATCGCAAGTTTCATGGGTTTGCGTGGGCTAGGGAACAGGAAAGGCGAGTCGCGCTCGATATCGAGGGGCATCGCTTTGATCATTTTCATCAGGCTCAAGGCGCCTGGCGAAAGTGGCACGATGTGCTCCTCGTCGACCTTCATTCGCTCGGCTGGAATGTTCCAGAGGCCGTTCTCCAGATCGAATTCAGACCATTGCGCAGTTCGCCCCACACCTGGGCGCAGCGCGGTGAGGATTTGGAAGCGCAACGCGTTAGCCGCGGACGAGTCCTGCTCGGCGAGTTTCGCGTACATTGCCGGAGCGTCTTCGATAGGTACCGCGGCGTAGCTCTTAACCTTCTTCTTCTGCCTCGGAAGGCCTCGACGGACGACGGTGCGAGGTAGTTCTGATTCGCGAAGGCCCTCGCTGACTGCCCACGAGCAAACGTCCGCAACCCGTTGGAGAACGCGGCTGGCGGTTTCCTTCTTTGTCAGCCAGATCGGCCGCAACAGCTCTTTGACCGCAACGTGATCGACGTCGGTGATCGGCGTTTTGGCGATGAACGGATAAGCGTAGGTTCGCAGCGTCGTGATGTACTGGTGGCCGTGCTTTTGGTTCTTGAACGTTGGCAACTTTTCCTGCCAACAGGCTTCCGCAGCCAT